CATAGACATTCCTTCTGAGTTATCCGAGATGGATCAGGTAAGCGTAAACATCTGGGTATGTAATAATAAAGTATTGCGTTTAGTTATGAACCCATTTACCCCGTCTATTATTCCCTACTATGCAGTGCCATATGAAGTAAGCCCTTACAGCCTCTTTGGTGTAGGCATTGCTGAGAACATGGATGATACACAGACACTCATGAATGGCTTTATGCGTATGGCTGTAGACAATGCTGCACTGTCAGGTAACATGCTGATTGAGGTAGATGAGACTAACTTAGTTCCCGGTCAAGACCTATCAGTATACCCCGGCAAAGTCTTTCGTCGCCAAGGTGGGGCGCCGGGACAAGCAATCTTTGGTACCAAGTTTCCTAACGTATCCAATGAGAACATGCAAATGTTTGATAAAGCCAGAGTACTAGCTGATGAATCTACTGGGTTTCCTAGCTTTGCTCATGGGCAGACAGGAGTACAAGGTGTCGGACGTACAGCTTCAGGCATTAGTATGCTTATGTCTGCTGCTAATGGTTCTATACGGAACGTAGTAAAGAACGTTGATGATTACTTACTAGCACCATTAGCCAAAGCATTCTTTAACTTCAACATGCAGTTTGATTATGACGATGAAATCAAAGGAGACCTTGAGGTAAAAGCCCGTGGTACTGAAAGCCTTATGGCTAATGAAGTACGTAGTCAACGCCTCATGCAGTTCCTTGGTGTGGTACAGAACCCTGTGCTAGCCCCCTTTGCTAAGATGGATTACATTATTCGTGAGATTGCAAAGTCTATGGACCTTGACCCTGACAAGCTGGTTAATAACATGGGTGATGCTGCAGTGCAAGCTGAGATACTCAAGAAGTTCCGTGAAGAGAATCCTCAACCACCTCAACCACAGGCAGGACCACCACCTCCACAAGGAGGCCCACAGAAGCCACCAGCAGGGGTACAGGTACAAGACACGCAAGGTAGTGGTGGAGGTACCATAGGTACAGGCACCGCGCCACAGCCGGGGGAACAAGGCTTCTCAGGTAATACTGGTGGAGGACCAATGCAGTGAGTTTAAAACTGTTAGTAAATAACCCCGAAGCATGGAATGCATTTGAAGCTGAACTAGAAGAACGCATTCAGTCTAGTTACAAACAGTTTGCTCAATCAGATGAGCAGCATGTTATGTATAGGGTACAAGGGCAGATATATGCTTTGCAAGCTTTAAAACAACTTAGATTAAAGGTTAATGCTAATGGCTCCTAAAACATCTTTATTTCCACCTAACCGTCAAAAAATTAAAAGAGCAGAAGAAGCCAGAAAAAATCAAATAAAAACTATGGGTGACTTAGAGTTTACTGCAGACATGCAACCACAATTTGTTGGTCAAATGACTCAGAAACAAAAAGATTATCTAGGGGGAGATAACCCAGAAAAATCTGAATATAGAAAAATCTTTACCTATCTTGATGATCCTATAGCTCAGTATGGATTTGATCCTGATAGAATTAGATTTGAAGAACCCTCTAAAAATAGATCTTTATATGAAGAACAACGGGGTGATTACCCTAAAAACAAACCTAATGCTTATTATGCTTCAGGTGAGGTTTATACAGATCAAGGAATTGAATCTGACATAATAAAGTATGGAGTTAAATTAGGTAGCAGTAAAGAAATTATAGCACATGAGGCTCGTCATAGAGGTTTTCAATTACTTCGTAATATGCAGCTAGAAGGTTCTCAAGAGGATCAAGAAGCTTGGGTTAAAAAATATGGCAGAGAAGCAGCAGGGTTATTAAACATTTATTTTAGTGACGATGCTAGACATGAATTTTCATCAGAAGCTATAAATGAAATTAGAGACCGACCAGATAGAAAGTTTAATCCACCAAAATTTGACGCAGAAGGTAATCCTGCTGGTATGGGTGTATTTTCTAAGGGAGAAAAAAATCCAAGCATAGTAGGAATACCTCTTGAAGACTTAAGAGAGTCAGAAAAAACTGGTACAATTAAGTTCTCAGGAACATTTACAGATAAAGATGGTAAGGATATCTTTAATCTTAGTAATAAATTTATAAATAAAGCTTTTCAAGGTTTAGATCAAGCGTCTAAAGACGCAATGAAAAAACAAAAAGATGATTATAGAAAGAAGATGACTGTAAGAAGTCAAGAAGGTAAAAGAAAGTTTGCTAATGGTGGACTTACAAGTCATCCCAGTGCTATGACAGCAGATCAATATTATGATGCAGAATCTAAAAAAGGTGTAAGTGAACAAACAGATGAAGTATTAGGGTTATCGTCTGTACCTTTTCCTGAAAGACCTTTAGATGCTGATGAATCAGATAGACAAGTAGGGGGTTTTGAAAAGGATGAAGACCCTATATTTAAAACTATACTAGGAAATACCTATACTGTATCTCGTAATCCTGATCAACGCACTACCCGTACAAAGATTGAAGAAGATGTTATACCTGCAGTAAAAAAGTTTGCAGATGACCCAAGATTTCCTACAATGGATGAGGTTGTAGGCGCAGGTACGGCTGTAGCTAAAGGTGCCTATGAAACAGCAAGTATTCCCATTGATTTACTTACAGGTAAACGTAGTATTACTGATGTAAAGATGCAAGATGCATTTGATATTGTCGGTGGAGTAGCTACAGGAAGTCTTCTTTTTCCCGGCATCCCTAAAGGTGCTACCCGTATGTTTGGTGGTACCAGTGCGTACAATTTAGATACCAGTATTTTTGCTAAGGCAGAAGAACTACTAAAACAAAACGTAGATATAGAAGATATTAGAAAAGAAACAGGATGGTTTCTTAATGAAAAAGATGGTAAGTGGCGGTTTGAGTTTGATGATAGCCAAATGCAGTTTGATACTGAGTCTAGTTTTAAAAATAAACTTAACCAACAGGGTAAGACTTTTGGTCAAGCCTCTGTCAGACTAGATGAATATATTAATCACCCCGAACTTTTTAAACTTTATCCTCAATTAGCTGAAATGAGAATTAATCCTTTTTATACTTTCTCTGATAATTCATTGGGAGACTATAATCCAAGATCAAAATTTTTAAGGCTGTCAAAAAATTCTAGTGAAAAAGAAAAAAAAACAACAGTCTTACATGAATTACAACATGCAATACAAGACATAGAAGGTCACGGTGCAGGTTACAACCCTCAAAATGTACAAGATTCTATAGTTGACACAGATCCTAGTTCAATAGCTCTTGAGGCAAAGTTAAATAAAGCTTGGGGAATTGTAAGGGCACAAAATGATACTATTGAAGATTTAATTACTCCTCAAGTAGTTGATAGTTATGGCACAAGACCAGATGGCAGCAAAGTTGCCCTTGTAAATGTTTTTGATCCTATTTCTCAAACAATGAATCAAAAACCTGCGTGGACTGCTGCAAGAAAAATAAGAGGTAAGATTGAAGACTTACTTGGCGACTATAAAACTCCTTTTGGAACTGTTAATAAAAAAAATGTTTTAAAGGCTATTAAAAATTACGGAAGCCCGGGAACAAATCTTTTATCTAAGTTATCTGATAAAGATATTATGAAAATGCTTGATAAAATGGTATTAAAAATACCTTCGAAAGAAAAATTTTTACAAATAAGAAAAGATGAAAGAACTAATACTAATTATGTAAAACATATTTATTATAGAAACGCAGCAGGTGAGATTGAATCTGATCTAGTTATGGATCGTATGGACTTATCTATGAAACAAAGAAGAAAAAATTCCCCTCTTGTTCAGGCAAGAGAAATAGAAAAGAAAAATAACTCTTTGTTAAAACCTACTTGGCTACAAAAATTAGGCCTTAGTAAAAATAGAAAAGAAACACGGTTATCAGAAAGACTTACAAGAAACCCAGAACTTTTTTCTACTAGAGAGGGTACAGATAAATTAGCTTACGACACTGTTTTTAGAAAAGATAGCCAAGACATAAACGTACCTTTGCCTCTTAATCAAAAAAATTTAATGGACCCTCTTACACAAGTTTATGACATAGATGTTGCAAAAGTAGCAGCAATAAAACCTTTAGTAAATTGGTTAAAAAGTAAACCTTCTTTAGAAAAAGTAGGCAATATGTCTAAAGGAGATAAAGTTAATTTTGGTAATGGAGATTATGAATTTGATAAATGGGAGTTTTCTGAGGTAGATGTAAATACTATACCAAGAGGAACCACTGAATTTTTTGCAGACAGGACTACATTACGTACCTCAGCAGATGATAAAGTATATGTACCTTATGCTATATTTACTAATGGTGGTAGATATCCAATAGATGTATTGCTTGATCAAACGCCTTTAGGAAAAACTATTGACCCTACAGATACAGCAGGGCTTAGAGGTAATACTACAAACGTAAAATTTGCCCAAGGAGGGGTAGCAATGAAAGACCAAATGGAGATGAGCTTTGCACTAGGTGGTGTTGCAGAGACAGTAGACCCAGTGTCAGGTAATGATGTACCTCCCGGTTCTCTACCTGTAGAAGTACGTGATGATATACCTGCACGTTTATCCGAAGGTGAGTACGTTGTACCTGCTGATGTTGTTCGTTTCTTTGGGGTAAAATTCTTTGAAGATATTCGTATGCAAGCAAAAATGGGCTTGCAACAGATGGAAGAAGATGGTAGAATAGGTGGTGAACCTGTAGAACCACAACAAGCAGAGCTTAATGATGATGACTTAAATAGTATTATTGAACAAGCAATGCAAGAAGAACAACCTATGATGGCTAATGAAGGTGGACTTGCTGGTTATTATAATGGTAGCTTTGTAGGTGGTAGTCTCTTTGGACCTCAACCTTCAACAGAAGATGGTGGTGGCGTATTTACTGCCAAAGATTATAAACTAGAGTTACCTAAAGTTGCACCTGTAACCACTGCTAGCGCAGGTCCAGCTTATGAAACAAAAACATTTTATAAACCAGATGGAACACAGGTTCCTGTTAATTTTATTAATGGTGTACCACAACAATCTATTCAGGGTTTATCTGCAAAGTCTCCAAATGAAATGGATAAAGTAGAAACTTACAATCCTTTAGAGGGAGCAAAGTTAAATGCACTTGGTCAACCTGTTGATGTTAATAACGAAGCTATAGACTTCAGTAAGGCTGGTAAATTTCCCTTTGGTACTATAGATGCATTATTTGGTGAAAATGCGCAATATGAACGAAGCCTTAAAGAAAAGATAACAGACCCTGTTAAAATTGAAGAACAAGCTACACAAGAACTAGAAAAATCAAGTAATTTTCTTAATGGTCTTGGAAAGATTGTACTAGGTATTGGTGGCACTATTCTTGCTGGTCCTACTGCTGGGGTAATTGCTGCAGAAGGTTATGATACTTATGTAACTGGTCAAAATATTGCTGATGCAAAAGTTTCACAGATGGTTTTAGAAAAACAATTTAAGGTTAATCCTGCAGAAGTTTTACGTAAAGCTGGAGCTTTTACAGAACTAACACCTGCAGAATCTGCTTGGAATAATATAAATAAAAAAGTTATCAGTCAAACTGGGACAACTAACTTAAATAAAATTTTAAATAAAATAGGGTTTGGGCCACAACTTGCAGATATAGAAGCAAGGTATGCCGCTCTTAGCCCTGCAGAACAAAAAATTAAAGCAGACCAAATTATAGATGGCGCAACAGACACATCACAACCAGCAGCACAATCGGCAAAAGAGGAAAGACTAAACAAAGCAAGAACTAAGTACACACTTATAGACCCTAGTAAAAACAGAAAGAGCTGGTCTGTAGCCCCAACTGCAAAAACTGCCGAAAAGTATATTAATGTAGGTAGGCAGTCCGAAAGAATTACTGCTAATGGTCAGGTCATGAGGACTCAAACAGATGCATTTAATCAAAACAGAGCTGATGATCAAGCTGCTGCTATTAAACGTAATGGTGAAAGAGGTAAGGCAAGAAGGGCTGGTAATAGTAGAGACGGTTATACAGATAAAAACAACGTAACCCATAAAAATGGACAAGCTGCTGTAGACGCATTTAACGCAGATCACGCAGACGAGATTAGAACAAAGTATGGTGGCAATAAACAGACAGATAGTAACGGACAAGACTCAGGTGGAACTCACTGCTGTACTGCTGCTCAAGCTAGAGGTGACATGACAATAACAGAAGTTAAAAAACTACGTGCTTGGCATCGTCAACAAGATATGTTCTGGCAAGAAGGCTACGATGTTTGGGGTAAAGTTATTGCAGACAATTTAGTTGCTAAGTCTAAGTGGCAGTCAGATAGAGTACGTGACTTCTACGATCACAAGATTTACGGCAAAAGAACAATAGGCTCTATGTATGCTGATGTAGTTATTTATCCTATGTCTTATATTATTGGTGGCTACAAAGTTCTAAAGAACACACTTAAAATTAAAGGAACAAATTATGGAAGTTGATTTTGCATCAGTTACTGACAACTACGCAGCACTACCAGAAGAAGAAAAAACTATAGTACGTGAAAGACTTTCAGAACCAATGGGAGTTATTACTAGCAAATTATTTGGGGCAGAGTTTGCGGAAGCAGTAGGAACTTTTAATGCTCCAACTGCTGCTCCTCAACCAAGAGCAGTAGCTCCAACACCAACACCAACAAAACCAACACCTGTGCCACAAGGCTTAGGTATGCGACCACAACGATAAGGCTACCCAGCTACGGCTGGCCCCAACATAAGGAAACAATATGCCTGAACTACAAACTATGGAATCACCAAAAACTGCAGGGTTCGTAAACCCTAACCACAATAACCGTAACCGTAGGCGGATTGAAGAAGAAGAAAAAGAACTACAAGAACTTGAAAGTAAAGCCCCAGAAGAAGAAGAGGTAGCAGTAGAAGCTACAGAAGAGGTAGAAGATAAAGACCTTAGCCGTGAAGAAAAATCTTTTAAGAAACGTTACGGTGATGTACGGCGTCACATGCAACAAAAAGAAAAAGAGTGGGAAGAAAAGTTTACTGCACTAGAAGCTCGTCTAGGTCAAGAAAACATTCGGCCCCCTAAATCAGATGAAGACATTGAGACATGGGCTGCAGAATACCCTGACGTAGCTAGCATTGTTGAAACCATTGCAACTAAAAAAGCTCAAGAGATGTTTAACAAAGCAGAGGATCGTTTGCAGAAGTTAGACGCTAAAGAAGCAGAAATGTCACGCTCATCTGCAGAACAAGATATACGTAAAGCTCATCCTGACTTTGATAAACTACGTGAGGCTGATGACTTTCATGACTGGGTTGAAGCTCAACCTAAGTGGGTACAAGATGCTTTGTATGAGAACTCCGAAGATGCAGCCTCAGTGGTACGTGTCATTGATCTTTACAAAGTAGATAATGGTATGACTAAGAGTGATGATGCAGCAAAGCGTAAGGCTGCTGCTGGTACTATTAAGAAAGGTTCTAAAGCAAAGATTGATGTTGAAGAATCTTCTGGGTCATTCAAAGAGTCTGATATTGCTAAAATGTCTGCAAAAGAATATGAGCAGCAAGAAGAAGCAATTACTAATGCAATCAGGTCTGGTAAATTTATTTATGATTTATCTGGTTCTGCACGATAATATACTATTGACAAAGTAAAATTTGTTAGTATAACTAGGGGTTAGTAAAAAGAAGCCACCATTAGGTCTACCTTCTATACTAACCCCCTCACTAAAGCTTAAACAAAAGACAAAGACTACCTGTATTAAGGTTAGGCCCGTACTAAGTTGGTTGGCCGACTGACTAAATTACGCACCCTAAACACTCAGCCTCTTTATATAATGTTTAGCTCAACAAAGCCTAAACTTTATAGGAGGATTTACTCATGGCTTTTACAACCGCAACAGGTTATGGGAACTTACCAAATGGTAATTTCAGTCCCGTAATCTATTCCAAAAAAGTACAGCTTGCTTTCCGCAAGAGTACCGTCGTAGGCGACATTACTAACTCAGATTACATGGGCGAGATTGCCTCACAAGGTGATACCGTAAAAATTATCAAGGAACCTGAAATTTCTGTTTCAGAGTATGCACGTGGTACGAACGTCACTGCACAAGACCTTGAAGATGCAGACTTTTCGTTAGTCATTGACAAAGCAAACTACTTTGCTTTCAAGATGGATGACATTGAAGAAGCTCACTCCCATGTTAATTTCATGGATCTTGCAACTAGCCGCGCTGCCTATCGTTTGGCAGACAACCATGACCAAGAAGTTCTTGGATACATGGCTGGCTATAAGCAATCTAGCCAACACAGCAAAGCTAATGCTCTTAACACAACTGTTAATGGTACTAAAGCTGTAAGCTCTGCAGGTGCTAATGAACTGCTTGCTTCTATGCAAATGCATAAAGGTGACTTTGGCAATATCACTACTACCTCTGCTGGCACTCACTCAATTCCTGTGACTGCCCGTATGCCCGGTGCTACCTCGTTGCCAACTGCAACTGTTTCTCCTGCAATGATTATTGCTCGTATGAAGCGTTTGCTTGACCAACAGCAAGTTGACTCACAAGGTCGCTGGCTGGTAGTTGATCCAGTATTCATGGAAATTCTTGCTGATGAAGATTCACGCTTCATGAATGCGGACTTCGGTGAATCAGGTGGTCTGCGTAACGGTTTGACCGTAAGCAACTTCCACGGCTTCCGTGTATACTCTTCGTCTAACTTGCCAGCACTTGGCACTGGACCGGGAACTGCAGGGACTGCAAACCAATTGACTAACTTTGGTGTAATTATGGCGGGACATGATTCCTCCGTAGCTACCGCAGAGCAAATCAACAAGACAGAATCATATCGTGACCCTGACAGCTTTGCTGACATTGTTCGTGGTATGCATCTATACGGTCGTAAGATTCTTCGTCCAGAAGCAATCGTTACTGCCCGTTACAACGCAGCATAAGGGAGTAATA